TTTGGACGCCCCGGAATATCCGCCGCCGGCCAGGGCAAGACGAAGGCGGGCGGCCAGGCGGCGCTGCCCGCGCACGGGATCGAGCCAGGCCACGGCCCGGTCGATGATGTTCTGCTCGACAGCGATCTTCTTTCGTCCCACCTGCACTTCCAGCGTCATGTCGGCGTCGCTCCTCTCACTATGGGGCCGCGGCGGGATGTGGTCTCACAGGTGATCTGGTAATCGCAGAATTTAAGGAATTCGATCACTTCAGTCATGGTGTTGAAGGTCCGGGACCGTGACCCGATGGAGTATGATCTCGTGAGGATGGAGCCGGCGGCGATGTCGTCTAATATCTGGGCCTTCAGGGCCGTCCAGGTGGTGAATGCCATGTTACACCTCAAGATATTGTGGTCCGCTTTTGGGAACCACCATATCATGGGTTTTTTTCAGCAATGTGCTCAAAATCGATTTTGAGCACAGAATGGGCAATATTGAGCACAGAATGGGCAATATTGAGCACAGATTTTTCTTGACATCTTTTTTTCAATCGGCGTCGGAGGGTATGGTCGTCATTATCTTGGCGGTTCTCTGCCGGAAAAACGCATCGAGGTTGTCGGCATGGGCGCACCATGTGCCGTCGATGACCACGGCCGGAAGTCCCGCTTTTACCAAATTATAAAACTTGGCTTGCGATACTCCCAGGTGAGCGGCGATGCACTTCGACGTCCATATCACCTTGTTGTATCCTGCGTCCATGCGGTTTGTATTCGCGGCTGTCATCTATATCTCCACCCCCTCGCTGATCACCCGGCGGCCCGTCCTGGGCGCGGATCCCGGTACTGCCGCCGCAGCTCCTCCGGGACGCCGGTTCTGCGCCGCCGCCACCAACCTCAGCCCTCCACCCGGGAATTCCATCTCCACGCACGCCGCCGCGAGGATCTCGGCGTCAAGCAGGTGATTTGCCCGCTGGTGGACGTTGATCCATTCCTCACCGCCCCGTTCGTTCACCCGTTTCTCCTCGGCCAGAATCTGGGCCGCATAGTCCGTGCCGGTGCCGGCATGGAGAAAGGCGGCGCCGGGGAGGCCGCGGCTTTCCTCCATGCCGGCCAACTGGAGGCGGTAGTGGAACTGGTCCTTGGCCTTGGCCGTGTCCACGGAGAGGATGCGCAGCGCCGCCGGCAGCTTCTTCCCCGCCGGGGTGGACATGATGGCGTTTCCCAGGGAGAGCATTCCCGGCATGGCGGAGCTTGCGCCCTTCGTCCCCCAGAGGGCCACACCGCCGCGTCCCCGGTTCTTCAGCAGCCAGAAATAGGTCTCCTCCGTCATGGTCATGTCCTCGTACTTCTTGCCGCCGCCGGTGTCCACGGCCGCCCGGAAGATCCGCATGGTGCGCCCCGTATCACCCACGGGATAGGAGGCTTCAAATATCAACTTTTCCACGTCCTCCCAGGTCGCCAGGAAGCCATAATGGATCAGCCAGTTCGTCAGGTCCGGCGCCCAGGCCCGGACCACGAACCAAAATCCCGACAACTGGACATCAACGCCGACGGTCAGGGCGACGGCGGCCTCCGGGACGGTCTGCGCGGGCAGGTCGCACCGGGCCGCCAGGATCTGTTCTTCATCCTTCGAGACGACAATCTGCTTCCACGGCTCGGCGAGGTGCTTGTTGTAAAAGTCCTTGAACTTGTTCAGGTCAGACTGACCCCGGAGGAAGGACGCGGCGATCTCCGCGAAGGACACGAAGGGAGAGAGCCAGCTCGGCAGATGGAAGCCGATCTTCACGGGGCGGTGGGCCTTGAGGTACTCCGCCAGGGACAGGGGCGGAGGCGGATCCGGCGCCGGGGTGGCGTCCGGATCGGGGGCATGTCCAGGGGGGGCTTCCGGGGGGCGGGCGCGCCATTGCCCCCGGCGGACGGCCAGATCCCGGTCGTAGTCGTTCCATCGGGCCTCGCAGGACGGGCAGATATACCAGGCGAGCTTTTCCGCCTCGATGGTCTCCGGGTCCTCGCTGTGGCATTTGCCGTCCTCGCCGGGGATCTCCTGGTGCCGCCAGCGGATGGAGGAAAAGGCCATGCGGTGGTGGTGGCCGCAGGCCGGGCACGTCACCCAATAGTCGAAGATCATCTGGGCCTCGGTGGTGAGGGCCTGCCAGATGTTGCCGGATTCCGTGGTGGGCGTGGAGATCTTCCAGATCTTGCGGTTGTGGCGGTACGTGATGGTCCGGGACTGGCCCAGGGAGATGGGGTCTGCCTCGCGCTTGCCCGCGGTCTCGGGGTACTTGTCCACCTCGTCGAATATCACGTATCGAATCGGCTTGTTCGCCAGGCGGGCCGCCGATCGCGCCCAGGCCATATAAATAGGCATGTGCTGAAGGCTGATGCGGAGCATGGAGCTGTCGTCATCGAGACCGGTCAGATAGGTGCGCAGGCGGGGGCTCGCCTTGATCATGGGCTGAATGCGGTCCTGACTGTTCTCGCGGGCCGTCAGCTCGTCGGGATAGATGCAGAGGGCGGGGCCGGGATCGCGGTCAATGGCATAGCCCAGGCAGTTAAGGACGGCTTCGGTCTTGCCCACCTGGGGGGCGGCGCAGAGGATGACGGTCTGGACGGACGGGAAATACGAGGCGTCCATAATGCCGGCCAGGTATGGGGTAATCTCATTTTTCCATTTTCCAGGAAGAACGGACATGGTGACATAACGATAACGCTCACACCAGACCGAAACAGGGATCTTTTTGCCCTTGCGGAAGATCTTCACCTCTGCGTCGGAGAGGCAAATATTACAGACAATCCGTCCGACCGAAGCAGGGGCGCGTAGACTTGGAGGCAGCCACGGGGTAGAGTTGCGGGATACGCGGATGGTGGGGATCATTAAGGCTCTCCTTCATCGCCAGTTTCCGTATCGAAACGCGGCTCGTCGTCATCAAAGATCACCCGGTATTCGCGGACGCTGGCATATTCATTTATGTGCTCGTCAATGCCGTGGTTCATAAACTGGATCAGTTCGCCGACCTTCTTGATGTTCCCTTCGGAGAGGCGTATCCAATCGGCAGCGTGGAACTGAATCCAATACTTGAGGCCCGCCTCCAGGATGCCCGCACGGCCGGCGAGCTCGATGTCCATCAACCCCTTGGGGATATATCTCTCTTGCTCCCGCTCCAGGGCGAATGTCTTGCGGGATATTTCCAGATCCAGGCTTTGCAGTTCCTTTTCCAATTTCTTGCGCTGCAATTCGTCGACACGCTCCTGGATGCGCTTGCCTGTGGCCTGTTGCTTCAAAAAGGTCCGGGCATATTTTTCTACGTCCCGGCGATGATAAGATCCATCGTGCCGGGGCAAAATCTTGCCTTCATCCTTGTGGCGGTAAAGCGTGGCTTTCGTGGCTCTCCAGCCGGTGGCCTGCAAATAATCCAGTACTTCGGCCAAGGTGCTAAACTGTTCGGCATCCGCAGCAGCGCGGCGATCCAGTCCCTCGATAAAGGCAGTCATAGCCGCTTCCGCCGCCTGTCAGTTCCGCAAGTTTGTTGCTGATGATTCTGTCTGAGCGGATCCGGAATCAAGATTGTTGTCGCGTTACTCTTTTTCTTCATACCGTCGTACCCCCCCGGTGTCTGTGCGCCGACAACCCTTGGTCATATAATCGGAAATATCTGTTGTTTAGCCATTATTACCGTAATCGTGGCGGTGCCTTCCTCCGCCGCCGGCGCACCGGCGTAGGGGTTGCCCGCGCCTTGCCTTTGCCCATGGCGGCGATGGCGGCAAGGATCTGTTCCTGCTTGCGGGCGGCCTCGCCGAGGATTTCCCGGCAGGCGTCTTGCGCTTCGGTTAGACATTCGCGCACCTGCACGATGACGCCGCCCGGTTCCCGCTCGGGAGGGATGTTGCGGAGGGCAGCGTCGATGGCCATGTCTATGGTCGTCAGCTTTTGCATCATGTTCACGTTATTCATCTTTTTTTGTCCTTTCATAAATTTAACAGCGCCCTGATTGCCATAGCCCCAGTCTGGGCAAGTTCCTTGCGCAAATCGGCGACGGGGGCGTTTCGGTAATGGAGATCCAAGGCGGCTTGCATTGCCTCGCCTGCTTCCTCAATCATAATCGCCACACCATGGATGGGATCGTCCGGCCAGCCGGGATGCTTCTTTTCCGCCATCCTTAGTTCATGCATAATCAAGTCTATAGTGTCATTTATTGTCATTATCTTCCCTCCTACCCCGAATGTCGGAGCTCCGAAATTGCCTTTTCGCCCATGATGATCAGGTTTCTTGCGTCTATCTCGCCGCAGGGGTGGCTTATCAGATAATCCCTGGTCGCCTCCTCGCGGAAAACAAGGTGATTTATTCGCCCGCCGACGTATTTTCCATCTTTCAGCACGGTATATCGGTCGGCAGTATTGATGATTTTTACCCGTGGATTGTTCCGTAGCAGATCCCGCAGCTCCAAAATCAGGGGCGAGAGGCCCATTTTCTCGATTATTTCCGCCTCTTTCGCCCGCAAATCCTCCGCTTTTCGCCTGTTTTCCGACATTTTAACCGCGTCTTGTGCTTGTTTTTCCTGATCTTTGCCGCTTTTTGCCGCTGTTTCCCTATCTAATCCTTTGTTTGCCACTCCGTTTGTCACATCCCTATCCTTCGCCACCGTCTTTCCGATGGTCAGCACCGGCGGCAACCCTGCTTTAATCCATGTATCCAGGTCTATCCCCAACTTAACGGCCTCGCCGGGATCTTTTCCTGATGGGACCGGCCAGCGTTCGCAGTTTGGGAAGTGATCCGCCCACCAGGTCATGGCCTTCGCGCCGGCGGCGTCATAATCGAGGGCGTTGAGGATCTGGACGGCGCCCCGGAGGGTGGCGGTCGTGTCGGCGTCAGGTTTGGCCGCCACGGAGCCCAGGGCGACGGCGCCGACGAGAGGGCAGGCGGCGGCGATTGCTATGGCGTCCAGCTCCGATTCTACGATCACGAAGGCCCTGCGACTCGGTTCGATGGTCATGATGGACATGGACGACCCGGGGATGACATAATAGCGGGGTCCGGAATCGTCGGGGCGGCGGATGCGGAGGCGATAAATGACGCCGTCCACAATGTGCGGGATTACCAGGCCGCGGGGGATCCAGAGGGCCTTCGGGCGGCCGTCGTCGCGGAGGACCTCGGGGAGTCCCCAGGACTGCCGGGCGCGATAAATATCCTTTCCCTCTTCTCCGGGGTTCCAGCCGAGGCGGAAATTGACGGCCGTCTCGGCGCTGATCCCGCGGGCGGACAGCCAGGCGAGGGCGTCGTCATTCCTGGCGAGGTTCCCCTGTGCCCAGGTGACGAACTTCATCGCCTTTTCCTGCCATAAATCGGCGGGGGCGGCGTGCTCATTCGGGATGAATTTCGGTCGCTGGG